TTGTAGCAACCTTCTAGGTCTTCCACCGTCAGGACGTACAGGATTTCCTTTTCGTGGGAGGAAGCATACAATAATTTCCTTGCTTGTATCTCACACATATCACACATTGTTCTCCTCCTTGTTTGTGTTACAGACCCCAACTGTGTGACGGTTGTGTCGATAGGTTCGTAGTCTTGATACGTTTGACGTTAGTGCCGCCTCTATTCTCGACCAAGACAGCTGGGGGATTTCCGTGCATTGGCGGGTAGGTCTTCAGCACTTTCGCATAGTGGTGAAAACAGTAAGGCAACAGGGGCAGGCCCTGACACTTACAACGCCCGACTTCGTACACTACTTCTCCTATCTGCATGTCATTCCTCTCCTTATTTCTCTGATGGTCTTGGGCTTAGTCATTTCGCACCCACCTTTCGATTGTGTGGCTGTATTTGTTTAGGAACTCCTCGACGGCCACCAGCTTGCAGCCGTCCCTATGCTCGTCGCCGTCCTCCACGCCGCACTCATTACAGTAAAGTTTGTACTCGGCCGGAGTGTACCGAGTCTCGGGATAGGTCTGCACCCGTCCGTACACGAGTTCGTTAATGATACGGTTTGTTATGTTCATGCCGTCGCCCTCGCTTTCTCCAGCGCTAGCCTCAGTTGTTTTAGCGCACCGTGTCCGTGCAGTCCGATGACATACCCCCGCTCCTTCAGGAGTTCGACATTGGCGCATAGCATGCACTTGTCGCAGGTCACCTCGGGATTGAAGTTGTTGGGACACGGCAGGACTGTGACGCCCTCACGCTCATGCACCTTGCGGGACAGGTGCTTCAAGTACGTCCACTCTGCCGACGGATACCCCATTTCTTCCCTCGCGATGTTGATGCCTTCGACCGTCTCGCACGATGCGAGGACTCTTGCGCCCATCCATGCGGAGTACGGGACCTTGGCCCATGAGTGGCAGTAGGTGTAAGCCTGCCGTCCGGTGCGTTCCTCGAACCGCACCATAGCGGAGCCTACGAGGTTTGCCGCCGGTATGGTCTGGCAGTCTCCGACGACGTGAATACGCGCGTCCCTGTCGCCCGAGAAATCGTCTATGATTTCAGCTTCCACCTCTGCGACCGCTAGCGCAAGGCGCATACGTTCGGCGCCGTACACATCGTCCTCCATCTCGCCGTAGAACGGGCAGTCCTGGGGGCATGTGACCTGGGAAGCGTGGGTCACGTGAAGGTCGCCCAGCTTGCTTGCGCCGGTCTTGTCCACGCCGATGGCGGTCATCTCTTCGTTCATGCGGTTGGTCGTGAATTGCTGTTTCCCCGTGTTTGTATAACAACCGTTTCCTTTGGTTATTCGCATGTGTCCACCTCCTTGATTGTACTTGTACAAGTACAGACTATGACGCTCTATTTTTAGAACTCTCGTATCATTTCGTCTAGCGCTTCGATGTCTAGCTCTTTGTCCCACAGGCTGACCCCGTCGCCGGTGTGGGTGCATTTGAACATTCCGTTCATGAAGTCCATCCGCAGGCTTAGGTATGGTTGTGGGTAGGTCGAGTACCCTTGTGAGGCACGATAGACTGTGTAGTCGTTCCCCAGCCACAACGCCACGTTCCAAGTGGCGCGGTTCTTCCAGCCGTTATACTCGTCGCTCATTGCGTCCTCCTTGCTTCTCGCTGTTTCCGGTGCCACTCGAATCTTCCAGGATTGCACCCGCAATCGCACTGGATATTAAGGTCCGGCTCCATCTTGGCCGTGCATTCGTGGTCGGGCAATTCCTCGCCCATCGTGACCATGAACGCAACCTGCTTCACCCATGCCTTACGATGGTCCCAGTCGTCATCGAGGAGTTCATTCCCCCCGATGCCGAGGTCATACGCTGGCAGTGAGCAGTCGTCGCATATGTTCATATCCCTAACCGTCATTGTTATCCTCCGTGTCCCATGATTAAGAGTTCCTCGGCGCCGAACACCTTGCGTTCGCCGCATGACTCGCACTCGTAGTTCCTGGCGTCCGGCTCACACCCGCCCTGCACGTAATGGCAGGCAAGGCATATACCGTCGTTGCCCATGCCGAACATCTGCTCCTCCGCGAGTTGCATCACCATGTTTTCAAACTCTTGTTTCGTGTGTTTCATCTGTCACCTTCCTTCTCGATTCTTCGCTCAGTCGGCATCAAAGGCCCCAGCGAACCTTTCACATCCCATTTCGTCCATGTCGCTTCGCCATGCTTGGGGCATGCCCACTCAGCCAGCTGGCAGTAACAGCAATGCACGCCTTCAACTATCACCCAACCCTGGGAATTGATTACCTTTCCATCTTCGCTAGCCATCGTTATCCTCCTTCTTCTTCATGGGTGTATTCCTCAATGATTGTGTGACAATCACCACAGGCTAGGTATTGGGTCGGGTTCTCAGCGAGGAAGCCCTCCTCAAATTCCTGCCACTCGTCAGTCGAGAACATCGGGTGTATCGGGTTGCCTTCGTTATCCAGTGTTGGGAATTGTGGGTCATCCCATACACCGTGCTCGTCAACGTAGCGCGTGAAATTCATCTTCTGTACTTCTGCAAGTACAAGACGCGCTACGTTCCGTTTGGAATTAGACTCGTCACTAAACCGCTTGATAGTGCAGGCAATACAGTGAATGTCTGCCTCGTACGTGTACGCTATGATGTTCATTCGTCCTCCTCGATGGTTTCACCCATCTCAATTAGTTGCTCTCGACCGTTTCCCTTGTCATTTGCCCATCCGCAGTAGCACCGCGCCAACCCTTCGTGGTCGTCGCAGCCATAGCACACCTTCGCGCCACAGTAGTCGCTGAAGATATACTCATGCTTACACGTCGCCATCTCAATCCTCCTTCCCGATGTCTAGGAGTATGGGCATCATGCGTTTGCACTCAAAACACGGCTCAGACTTGGGCACGTTGACCCCGTGCATCCGTCCGGCTCTCATTTCCTCTTGGCCTGTGTGGTTGGCCTGCACCATCGCTAGCGCATCGGGCAAGTCAATGCCCAACACGTGTTCGATAATGTGTTCCACATCCTCCAGAGTGAACAATTTCTCAGGCATCGTTATCCTCCTTCTCAGGCTTGTTAATGGATAGCTTCCCATCTTCGTTAGCGTACGCTTCCAAGGCAACCAACTTTTCTACCATCATGGGAATTACCCCAAGGGCATAAGCTGTATGTCCTTGTTTAAGCTCGTCTATCGCTAAGTCACCAAGGAGTTGCCAGCTAGGCGGTTCCCATTTAATTTCCAACGGCTTCCTCTCTTCCAGCCACGCTTCGGTTAAGCGTGCATTCAGGTCTTGGGCTTTGCATTTGAGCTTCATCAGTGCCTCCTTCCCTGTACTTCTACAAGTACAAGCTGTAATTCCCGTAGTTCAACGCAGTCTCATGCGCCCTCCTTTCTTTCCCACGGCCCTTGTATGACGTGCGAGAAATCGTAGAAGTAGTAAGACGGCCACGTGACGCCGTCGGTGGACTCGACGAGGTGTTTCTCGCACACATAGAGCAGGTTCACGCTCTTGTGACCGTCATGGAAGTCACGGGTGTACTGCCCTATGGTGCGAGACGCACGCTCAGGACACATGTAGTCAGGTATTTCACACAACATCGTCATCACTACTGCTGTTCTATTTCTGACAGCAGTTCGTAGTAGAACGAGCCGTCGGCGAAGTGGAACACGCTTCCATCCTCGGCGACGTTATCGTTCAACCAGTCTTCTGCCTCCGTTATTGCCTCATCGTAGAACTCGTTGTCCGCAGGCAGTTCCTCGCCGGTCCAACCGTAGGATGTTGCCAAGTCTTGGACGGCCTCGCCTGTGAATCGACCGCGCACGTCCCCGTCGAACACAAGGCCGTGCGGTGGCGGCGTCCCATGAATCTGCGAAGCACAACTGACATGGCTAATCAATTTCGAGACACACACTCGGTGTATATGGGTGGGAACGCGAACGTACTGTCGCGCACATTGGGCACGTTGCCCTGTTTCAATTTTCGCCTCACATAGGCAGCAATCCGTCGCGCCTGACCTCACGGTCTCGCGTTTGAAAACCCAGTGCATTGTTTCCTCCTAGCTCGTTTCCTGATGGTATTCACATTTGCCATTGGCTACGGCAGACTGGTCACAGAACCACATAATCCCAGTTGACCGTAGACGGCCTAACCGTAGAAGCCGGATTCCCTCATCCGTTAAGGGTCGCTTTACAATGACATCACACATTCTGGGCATAACATCCCCCTTCGCAATAGCTGAGCCTGTACTTCTACAAGTACAACGTCAGCGTAAGGTGTTATCTGAAACTTTCAGAAGGTTAGCTCGTTTCCTGTAATTATCGACCATCGTTTTCCTTCTTTGCGATTCTTGCTCAGTATGTTCCCAATGACATCCGGTATTAAGATTCCGTTTGTCACAAGTCTCACGCACGTTCTTGCCACCACGATACGCGAAGAACGTCTTACCGCAACCGTGACATCTGACTTTAACCCGTTGTTCCATTGTTTCCTCTCGCAATAACTAACTTGTACTTCTACAAGTACAAGGCGGTAACAATAAATTCACATAGGCGCTCACTTTCTGGAATGCAACAATGCAAACCATACGCAATTGAAAACACCCGATACGTTATGCATCGGGTGTTGGGAGTAGTTGGCGCGTTGTTGTGACACACACAGATTGATTGATTGCTGATAACGTCGATATTAGGTATTTATTCTTCGTCTTTGATACTCAGGAAGCGGTCATGAAAGTCACATCGTAGCAATCGAATATAATCATTCACGCTCTCATGCTTGACGCGTATCCCATAGGGCGCCGCGTCGGTCAGTGGGCAGTCAGGCTCGCATACCAGAATGACCGTCGACTTCTTTGTGTCCACTTCCGATTTGGGAGTGTAGGCGGGAACATACATTCCCGCTAGCGTCTTTAGGTGTTCCTGAATCGCTTCGCCCTTTGCCCATTTCTCAAGACCTTTTGTGCCCCGATAATGACCTATGCGACTTTCAGGTTCCACGCCTATTGCCTGTAGGTCACGCTTGAAGTCGGGAGTTAGTTTCCCGCCTGTATCAGCGCTTGAGCGAGCCTTTAAGGTGTTACCCCTGTAAACCAACTCTAACCCAGTCGCGACAATGTGAGCGCAAACGGTTGTCCAGTTTTCACCTTTGACCGCTTTTGCGTAATCCTCATGCCCTACCCAAAGATAAAGCACATGTGCGTGTTCAATGTCAGGTTTGCCTATACTGACAATGTTCGCTTGACGCCTGTTAGGCTGACTATTCACTACCAGTCGCACGCTGATTGGTGACTTGAAGTCTTTTGCGCGCAATTCAGGCATCCGGTCGATTCCGGCTTTCATGATGCTGACAAAAGCCTCATGATACTTCGACTCCACGCCGTTAGCGCTCAAGTCGATTAAGTCGGAAAGTTTACCTTGCTTGATTACAGGCGCCGGTACAGGCGCCGGTGCTCCGTCGACGTCTTTGTTAACGTCGATTGCCTTGGTAGACTGACCGGTTTTCTTTGTCTTGTCAGGTGTCTTCGTTGTCATGGTGTCCACTCTCCATAGTTGTACTTCTACAAGTACAGCGTGTGTGCCACAACAACGCGTCGACTCAATATTCAGTTGGTAAAGTGCGTGACCGGAGTATCGCACGACTGATATAGATGTGTCAAGCGTAACAATCAATACGCCAAACGGGATAAATGTGGGTAAGTCTGACAGTGGGATTGTATCTGGAAAGATACCAGATACCAACCACAGTAAATTTCCAAATTGTGACGCCTGACATTCTATACTTCTATACTTACAATTCCCGACTGTCCAGCAGCGTCACGGCTTGAGAGCCTCATGACTTGAGAGCCTCATGACTTGAGAGCCTGACATCTTGAGAGCCTGACATCTTGAGAGCCTCACGACTTGAGGCGTCACGACTTGAGGCGTCACGGCTTGAGAGCCTGGCGGCTTGAGAGCGTCACGAGTGGGGCATTACGCTATGAGGATGAAGTTTGAAAGACAAGGAATCAAGCTAAAAGGAGAGAGCATTACGCGACGGGTGGGGGGTGGGGGGTGAAGGATAGATGACGATGAGAGCTAGGAGGTGATGGGTGGTGGTAGATGGTGATGGGAGATAGCAGTGGCGTCAAGGGGTTGGGGTGTATGTGATGGGTGGAGTGGTGATGGGTGGTCAGGGGTTAGAGGGTGATAGCTGTAAGGGTTAGTAGATGGTAGGGGCTCAGGGATGTTGGGTGTTGTCGGTGGGTGTGGGTGTTAGGGTATGAAGATGGGGGTGTATGTATGGATGTGATAGGGTCTGAGGCGTATGAGGTTGGCTGTAGAGGGGCGTTAGGGTGTAGTAAGGTGTTAGGGGTCAGGAGGGGGGTATGTCTTAGGTCTTGTGGTTGTTTGGTGAGGATACCCCTCTACGTTTTATTTTATTAAAAGGCTTGTCTGTATGACGTTTAGGCTCACTGTCTCTAGCGGGAAAAAATTGCGGGTTCTGGGCAGAGAACCCAGGGCAAGTAATTTTTTTCCCTGGTGGAGTTAAAAATAATCCTTCGATTTATAAATAAATTGGCAGATTATTTTTAGTTTCTGGGTCACCGTTATAACGTATTATGTAATGTTGGTAAGTGTAAAAGATAATAGTTCTCCGGCTATTAGAGCCTGCGCCTATTATTTTTACATTAGTATGTACTGTCGTTATAACGTATAAGACTTATAGACTTATAAGTTCCTTATAACGCGCGCCCGCGCGGGGGTTATTGCAATTTAGGTATTTGGGGTTAGGGGGGACGGGTTGAAGCATGCCCATCCCCCCTGAAGGAGGAGGTGAGGGTCCCGAGATTTAATTATGGGAGGAGGACTCTCGGGCCCAGCACTATCTTGATTATACAACTGTCTTGGTGTATTGTCGTGGGGTAGGAGAGGATTATGAACGCTTGGGAGGGTCTAAGTCAGTTTTTCGGGCGAATCCGCCCCCAGATATTCCTTTCGTTGTTAATCCTTGGATTAGTTGCCTACGTCAGTATTATGGAGAACTTGAACGAAGTGGCTGTTGGGTGTATCGCGGGAATAATAGCGTTATCGAAAGACGTGTTGAATCAGGGGGATGACTGATGTGCGCGGAGCTACGGGTAGGGGTTGGGAATCCGTCCAAGGAAACTGAGCGCAAGCAGGAGCTATTCCTCAAAGCGTATCGAAAGTTCGGCACGAAGACCAAGTCTGCGAGGGCGGCGAAGATTGAGCCTTCGAGGGTTAGCTCTTGGCGCCGGACGGACATGTTGTTTCTGGAGAGGATGAAAGAGGCGGAAGAGGCGTACAACGACGGTCTTGAGGAGATACTTAACGACCTGATTGCCGAGCAGCATAAGAACCTCGATTACAAGTCCAACCCGACGTTATTGATATTCAAGATGAACGGGGCGATGCCGTGGAAGTACAAGGGCGTCACTCCAGCGTCTACCGAGGCGAAGGACGTTCTCTCGGAGTTCCGAAAGGCGATGCGAGAGTTTCGCGGCCATCCTTCGGCCCCTCCGCCTATGGTGGACGAAGAAGAAAAGAGCGCGTTGGAACAGGCCCGACTTATTGTCCAGGGCAGGTTTGGTGCCTTGAATGACTCAGAAGACAGCGCATGACGTTCTAGAGTATCTCTACGACCGTGTGGGCTTTGTGCCCACGGCGGCGCAGACGCCCATAATGGCTTCTCGCAAGCGGTTCGTTCTCGTTGCCGGGGGCGAGCAGGCAGGGAAGAGTCTCATGGCGTCGAAGTTCCTTCTCGGCCGCATGTTCGAGGTGGCGGACGCGGGTCTTTACTGGCTCGTCGCGGCGGACTACGAGCGCACCAGGGCCGAGTTCGAGTACCTCGTCGAGGACTTCGCCAATCTCGGGGTTCTCAGAGAGGCGTCCAAGCGCGTCGACCCCGGCAGGATAATCCTGGCGGACGGAACGCGCATCGAGACCAAGAGCGCGAAAGACCCGAGAACGCTGGCCATGAGGGCGCCCGACGGGATAGTGGGATGCGAAGCGTCTCAGCTGGACCTCGACACCTTCTACCGCCTGCGGGGCAGATGCGCCCCGAAGCGCGGGTGGATGTTTCTCTCGGGAACGTTCGAGGGGTCTCTTGGCTGGTATCCGCAGATGCACATGTCCTGGTCAATGGCAACGGACGAGGAGGAGAGCTTCTCCCTTCCGAGCTATTCCAACACCCACCTCTATCCCGAGGGGGTTAACGACCCCGAAATCCAGCGCCTCAAGCGCGGCTCCTCAGACGACTTCTTCCTCGAACGAATAGAGGGCATTCCCTCTCCCCCCGTGGGTCTGGTGTTTCCAGAGTTCAGGGCGGACCTTCACGTTGCCGACACCTCGTGGGAGGTGGGCAGTCCCGTTCACCTGTGGATGGACCCGGGATACGCCGGGGCTTACGCCGTTGCGGCGGTGCAGGTGCGCTCGGACACAATTCACGTGATAGACGAGGTCTACGAACAGGGAATGGTCACCGAGGAGATTATCGACGTTTGCAGGGGCCGTCCCTGGTGGAAGGACGTGGCGCACGGAGTGATAGATGTAGCGGGGTATCAGCATCAGGCAATGGCCGCTCCTGCGGAGATTTGGCTCAAGGAAACGGGGCTTTACCTCTCGTCCCAAAGAGTCCTCATTAACGACGGGACCGAACGCCTAAAGAGCTTCCTCAAGCCCGACCCCATTACCCACGAATCAAGGGTCAAGGTCAGCCCCAAGTGCGCGGGGCTTCTCTCGGAGTTCGGCGCTGTCCCCAGCCCCTTCGACGGACAGACCCGTGCGTACCGCTGGAAGATGGACCGTGACGGCAACATTGTGGGCACAACGCCGGACGACAAGAATAATCATGGCATTAAGGCGCTCATTTACGGTATAGTCGACAAGTACGGTTACGGTTACGTGCGCGGACAGGACAGAATCGCCGTAAAGAGGTGGTAGTTTGGCGCGTCGAAAAGCCTCTGACATTATAGAGCTCGTAGAGGGACATTACTCTGCGACGTATCCGCTTCGAGACCGCATGGAGTCTGACCACAGGCTCTACCGATTGGAGCCGTACGACGCCGGAGACGGTTACCGTTCGTACACCTCCAACGAGCCGCAGGTCATGGCGGACAAGATAATCTCCTGGCTCACGAGCGCGGAGATGGTTGTGCGCATTCCCTTCAGTGGACACGAGAGAGACCAGCGCGATGCGGACAACCAGAAGGAGCGATTCCTGACGGGCGTCATTCGCGCTGCGGACGATAACTGCGCCATGCGTTTGCTGCCGCCGGTTCGTGACCAGCTGTGTTGGTACATCGCTCTTCGCGGCTGGTACGCAGGCCGCGCGCTGCTCGTCAAGAACAAGGACGACGAAACCCGTGTGGACATCACGCCGTGGGACCCGCTGAACACGTTTTGGTCCGAGGGCCAGGACGGGCTTGATTGGGCGTGCTACCGGTTGAGGAAAACCCCCTCGGAGGTGCGCAGCCAGTACGGCGTGCGCAACCTCGGGGACGACCACGACCGTGACGAAAGCGTTCTGGTCTACGACTTCTACGACCGTGAGGACAACTACGTCGTCATGGAGGACCGCATTCTCAAACGCAGGACCCGGCATGGACACGACGGCGTGCCGGTCTTTCTCGGGATGGTCGGCTCGGCGCCCCTGGTGCAATCGGACGAGGTAGGCGCCGATGCGATTGCCGACTTCGGGGAGTCCGTCTTCAAGCACAACCGCGACAACTTCGATAACAACAACTTCATGATGTCCACGATGCTGGAGCTAACGGCGCGCTCTCGGCGCCAGGGACTCAAGGTCACATCGAGGGACGGACAGAAAACCCTTGACGAAGACCCGTACCAGGAAGGCTCGGAAATCTCCCTCGCTCAGGGAGAGGAAGTTGAGCCTTTAGGCATGTTGGAGATGGCCAAGGAGTCCGGCGCGTTCATGGGCCTAGTGTCCAGCGAGATTCAGCGCGGGGGCCTGCCATACTCAATCTACGGGGAGCTTCAGTTCCAACTCTCTGGCTATGCCATCAACACGCTCAGGCACGGCGTCGAGACGGTGCTTGCGCCGAGAATACAGGCGCTGGAGCGAGCGTACCGTGCCGCGTTCATTATCATTAGCGAACAGTACGCCAGCGGCCGTTTCAAGGCAATGGAGGTCTCCGGCCGGGACCGTGACAGGATGTACTTCTCCGACGAGATAGGCCCCGACATCGTTAAGAAGGGCGGCGAGCCGGAGGTGTCAATCATCAGCCAGCTGCCGCAGGACGATATGTCCAAGATGACGATGGCGCAGATAGCCCGGGAGGGCCCGACTCCGCTTCTGCCGGACATCTTCATAAGAGATATTATCCTCGGCCTTCAGGACGCAGACCAGCTGGACGATGTCATCAAAGAGCAGGTCGCAGAGAAGGCGCTGCCCGAGGCAGGCTTATGGAGCCTGCTGTCGTCCCTGGAGAACAGGGGCCGTGGCGACCTAGCGCAGTTCTACTATGGGGAGCTTATGAGGCTGCTCATGGAGAAGACTTCAGCGACCAAGATGGCGATGGCCACGGGATTCCAGGGACCGCCGGGGGGTGGCCCCCCAGGCGCAGGACCCCCGGGAGGTCCCCCGGGAGGACCGCCGGGTCTGCCGCCCGAGGTTATGCCGTCAGCGGCGATGGGCGTTCCGCCCACACCGCCGACCGGTCCGCCGACGCAGATGCCCCCAGGCGCTCCCAGGCCCGGGGCGGTTCAGAACGATGAAGAGCGGCTAAGGCGCGTGGGCCTAGTGCCGCCGAGAGCAGGCTAGTAGCATGCCGTACTTTGGCAAGACCCCTCTAACCAAGAACGTCAGTCAGTTCGTTCAGAACTTCAACACTAATCTCCAGCAGGAGATGGGGCTGATGTACGCGCCTCAGAACACGCAGGTCAACGCGGTGGTTGCCAAGATGCAAGAGGATGCCGCGTACCAACAGCAAAAGCAACAGAGCATACAAAAGGCGATGGGTTCCATGATAGCGGCCGATAAAGGGCTGAACCCTGCGGACGCAGCGGCGCTGGCGCAGATGATGGCGCCGAAACCAACCCCGCAACCAACCCCGCAGCCAGCCCCGTCGATGATGGCTCCGCCAACGCCGATGCCAATGCCGATGACTGGGACAGGCCAAACGGGCGGTGAGGTAGACCCAACGACGGGCCAGCCCTTTACATTCATGCCTACGCCAATGGGCGTGGAGATTGACCCGTCAACGGGCCAACCCTTCATGCCACCCCCGCCGCCTCCGATGCCGCCTCCGCCGATGCTGCCTTCGACAGGCCCGATGGGCGGAGAGTTAGACCCAACGACGGGTTTGCAATTCATGCCACCTCCGCCACTGCCGCCCGGGGGAGGCCCAATGGGCGGGGAGTTAGACCCAGCAACCGGCCAACCTTTTCTGATGCGAGGAGACCCGGGAACGCTTCCGATAAGACCGATGGGCGGTCCTAATATCCAATTTCCAGATGTGACCTCATGGCCTGGAAAGATTTGGGGAGCCGCACAGGATGCCCTTTCGGCATACGTCGATAAATCTGGAGCGCCTGCAACTGAGGCAGGGCCTATCTTTGTGCCGCCATCGGAGGCTGAGACTGGAATAACGGAGGGGGGCGGACTCTACCAAGAGGAAATGGACGCATTCCAGGAGGAGTTCCGAAACCCCAACCTAAACAGTGTCGACAGGATGAACCTGATTTCACGCATGCTGAAGAAAGAATATGATAAGAACCCTTCGAACCCCGAGGGGCTAAACATGCTTTCGAGCATTCTCTACAGTTGGCTACGCGACCCCACAGCCGCAGGCGGTCAGCCTGTGCCTTTCGACACAAACATAATCACAGACATCCAGCCGTTCCTAACCCGAATTAAGGACTACACCGCTGAGTTGATAGAAATAGGAGCCGAGGTTCCCCCAGCTGAGACTGACTTCATCCCAAGCGATGAACTTGAGAGCGTTATTGCGAAGGACGAGGCGCAGCAACCTGCCGTCGACGGGCAGAGCTATCTCGATTGGCTCTCGGCAGTCGACTCCGGCAAGAACCAGATTTACGAATATTTCACGGACACTGACCCCCGGTTCCGGCTCATGTCTCCCTACGCC